CAACAGAAAGTTCAGACGCACCTAGCAAACTTGGTGCAGCAAAATTAGCACCAGTAAATGTGCCTGCATCTAGTCCAGCAGACAACATATATGCTTCTAAACTGCTAGGCGCACCAGCACTAGCACCAGCAGCAGCGCCACCAACTAAAGCGGCATCTAATAATGGCCCACCAATAGCTAAAGCAGCTACAGGGGCAATTCCTTGTATTAACTCGCTTAAACTAAAGCCACCAGTTGATCCAGCATAAACATCATAGTTTTGCATACCACCATGTTCTATTGGTTTTGCTATTGGTTTTAATACATCTCCTTCCTGTTTGTATAAAACAGTTTGAAAACTTTTTTCACCGCCTTCTATCGCTTTGCCTGGGACAAGAGTGTCTGCTGTATAAGCATAATAATCTTTAGTTAATTCATTTAATTTATTAAAAACTTGCTCATCTACTGATACTGTTCTAGTAAGCGGTTTACTGCCGGCAGATGAGCCTTCAGAGTCGTATAAATATTGAACAATTCCACTAGTTTGTGAGCCGGTTTCTGAGTCTATAGTATTTCCTGCTACTGGAACCTCGTAAGGTTTAAACTCAGATTTATCTATATTAAATTGCTTAGCAGCTTGGTCTAAATTTACAAAATCATAACTTAATGGTTCTGATGGATTACCAGATAATCTCATGCCACCAAATTCTTCTGAACTGTACCTTTTTGGTATTGCCTCAACACCAAAAGCGGCGGCTCCTCTTGCTAATTTACCGCTTGTTGAGTTTGATGACCAACCTAAACCAGATGTAAGATCGCCTCTGCCGTGAGCAAAATCAGATACATAAGTTCCAGGTGTAGGAACTAAAGAAGATGCTGTCGATGCACTTAAAAACGGAACTTCATAACCATCTAATTCGGTTAATCCATATTCTCCATAAGCAGACCTATTTATTCTTTTTGGGGTAGCCATATTATCCTTTATCACAAACCGCCAAGCAGTCCACCTATTAAAGCGCCGCCACCAGCAGATAAATATGGCGAACCAAAGTCAAACGCTTTGTTTAATCCATAACCTACTAGCCCGCCAGCTAATCCACCAGCTAATGCGTTTGTAGTTCTATTGTTGTATGTTGGAGTTTGCGTTGTTTGTGTGCCATAACCGCCCATAGGGCTTCCGTATACCGATGACAGATAACCTTGCAACTGTTGGTAAGGCAATTGCTGATTAAATTGGAATCTAGTCATTTCCTCCGCTAATTGTTGTCCTTCAATGCCTTCTTGTTGTGTGCCAACTTCAGCAAGCATTTGTGACGGCAAGAATTGTTGTCCATATATTTGGGATGCGGCTAGAGATCCTTGCATTTGGCGGGCAAGATCCTGTGCTTGTGAAGAGCCTAAACCACTAGCAGCCTGTAACTGGGCATTATATGCGGCTATTTCTTGCGCTCCTAATGTTCCTGCGGCTTGTTGCTGTAAATTACGCTCTGCTTGGAACTGTGAGCCAGCAATATTAGAAGTAACATCACCTAATGCTCGACCAAAGCCTTCTGTTGCCGTTCCTAATGCCCTCTCCATTGATCCTGAGCCTAAACGGCCTGACTTAGAGTACAGGCTAGAGATTCCAGGCAATACCTGCTGGCTAAACTGTTGCTCTAATGGGCGTGTAGCTGCCTGCATCATCTGCTGTTGGTATGGGTTTGCGTTTAAGAAACCACCTGCCGCAGTCTGCCTTAAAACATCCGATCCAGCCGCAGGTTGTTGCGCTGCATTATATATATTTTGAAATAATGGCGATGCCTGTGATTGGGCTGTTAATCCAGTCATAAAAGTTTGCTGCGCTTGATTTAGGACTTGATTTTGCCCACGAGCTAGAGCCTCTTGCTGGGCTAGTGCATCAGCAGTTGCTTGCGATGGGTCTACATAGGTTTGCCCAGGAAAGAATGTAGGCTGCTGACCTGTTAAAAACAAGCTCTCAGCACGCTCCAAACCTGTTGTAAGGTATGGTAGTAACGCTGGATCTATACTAGATGTTTGTGTGCTGGTTTGAGTGGTCATATTATTTCCTTTATCCTACGATTACATATTTATAGGTCATGCCTGCTACCGTATTAGCTGGATGGCTAATAGTGGCACTTCCGTTGGTTACTGTTGATATATAAGGCTCTGTAAATAAATTGCTTGTATATCCGTTTGATGACAAATAGCTTACTGTTGCAATGATGCTTGGTGTTGCTGGTCTTGTTGGTGTTGTTCCTGTGGCAAAATGTTCAATGCTGACATCAATAACACTAGGCCGCCAAGCTAACTGCACATAATCATCTTTTTGCAATGCAATAAAAAAGTTAAGTGCGCCAATCATATGCGATGGCACTCCAGCGCTTTTGCGCTGGGATATACCAAACTTACTATTAGATGCAGGCACATTAGTGCCGTTTTTTACAAACCAAATATCAATAAACTCAGGGTCGTTTGCTGCATTTACAAACTGAGCCGAAAACTGAATATTGTAAAGTCCAGAATAATCTACTTTTAATTTAGTATTATCTACAAGACTAGCGCCTAGCGCATAATCTGTAGTGCTAAACGACATAATATTAACTGCTGTTGTGGTCGTGGCAGTTTGATCTGTATCGTCTTGAACTGCCAAATAAGGGTAATATGCTGCCGCAGATGTATCGTCTGTAGCCATTAACAAAATAACAGAATCTATGCCAATACGAGCATCCGTAATCGTAGTAGTTGCTGCACCGCCTGTTGCAAGCGTTACAGAGCCGGTATTGTTGGTTTTACCATCCATAATGCCATTGACGATTTCAGCGACTGCTCGCTGATCTCCACCAAACGGAGGTAATCGTCTAAACATTATCTAGTCCCTAAACCATTTAAATCAATGTCCATTCCGACTGCGGTTTTCCACAATCCTGTAGGTGTTAATTGTAGACGATGGTAGCGACCTACGCCACGAATACTTACACGGTTTTCTGCGTCTGCGACTGATTGCGTGCCGAATACAACTTGCTCGTTTAGCAGCCTGCGAGATACCAAAGCCACATTACCAGAGCCATTATCTACAATTGGTTTAGCCATCGTAATTGCTGATGTAGTCCCAGGCACTTCAATATCGCCTGTTTCAATATAGGCAGTATTGTTTGCTCCTGAGAATGTAACTATTTTTGCATTTTTAACGCCAGCAAACTGCATCTTACCGCCAAGCCAAATACGGCTATCAAAGCTAGTTTGTATATCTTCTAAATCGCCAAATATATCCAATCCCTCCAATGTAAAGGAAGGTGTAGAGGATGTAGCTACACGGCTGGCTGTGGTTGTGCCGCTAGACCACTTGCCAATTTCGTAGTTAAAAATTAAGAATTTGTCTACTGTTGCAGACGATACAGAGGCATAAGCCCAAATAACGAGCTTGCGTACTGGGTCAATAGCCGCAGACATTAGGGGTAATAAGCCCTCATCTACATCATCAAAGAAAAAGCGATTTACTTTCTCGTTTCCGATAGGAATGATTTTCTGTCCGTCACAAGCGTAAAATCCGTTATCCGATAAAAAGAACGATGTGCCGCCATACTGAATAATTGAGTTAGCTTCGTAGCAGCCTTGATTCCGGCTGATATTGTCAAATTGGAACACTAAAGGGCTGCCAACATACGACATACGATGGATAGAGCGATCCATAAATACTAGACCAAACTCACCGCCAGTCAAACCAACTACTGCGCCACCGTCAGGAATATCTTGGAAATCAGCCTGTGTCGTAGCTGAATTAGTCCAGCTAGACTCATCGCCCAAAGCTGACCATTGCACTCGATTGGCTCGTACTGTGGAATCATTTACATAGCCGGAAACTACAAAATCACGCACTACCGTTATATAACGAGATTGTGGAGCGTCTGCCGCTAAGTCGCTAAAGTTTGTAGAACTATTAACATTGTAGCCCTGCAAGCGATTTCCACCGTTTGCTGCAATAAGTACATTTCCAAACTGGGTAAAGCGCCAGCGTTGGTTAGTTGGCGTTACATATTGGAATGTAACCGTTCCTGTATCTGCGCCACTTACAATGTTTGTTCCAGCGTTTGCATAGGTAAAAGTAGTTGATGTAACTGTATCAACAGTAAATGTACCGTTTACGCTTGTGTTTATAACAGCCGCTACAGTAACGCTATCTCCTGATGAGTATCCATGAGCAGCAGAAGTCGTAATTGTGGTTACATTGGTTGTTCTAGCTACCGTTGTAATGGTGCGAGAAGCCTTAGAAACATTGTCCAAAGACAAGTCTGATGCGTCTAATCTAAATAACTTTGTCGGGCCTCCAGCAAATACAGCAGTAGCTCCTGTTGCAGAAGTACGAGCAGCCACTACATTGTTTAGGTTTTCAGATGCAGCCGCAGAATAGTCCTCTGCTGCGTTAATTGAACCATAGCCAATAGACTTAGGAAATACATTCTCTGCCCGTTGCAAGCCGTTTGCTAATCCTGGTTGATCGGGAGTCCACTCACCGAACGATATGCGACTTATTGCCATGTCTGATTCCCAATAGATTTATCTGTCCAGTTTGGATTATTTGCAGGTACATCATTCCAGCTTGTTGAGTCGGCACTAGCATCAACCCATACATCTGCGGAAGGTGTTTCTGGTGTCCAGCTTTCCGTTCCTGCTGTTTCGTCTGTCCATTCATCGCCTAATATGTGGCCTAAACAAACTACTGTAGCGTTACCGTTTACAGAGCCAATAGCAGAAAATACTGCTATGCCATTAGCATTTACTGTAGCTACACCGTTTACACTAGCTTCTCCGCTATATTGCACCCCACCAAGGGCTGTAACCGTTGCTGTGCCGTTTATTTGACCTGCGCCAAGGCGTAGCCTTATCGCATCTGCAACAACAGTTCCTGTGCCTGTTATAGCGCCTTCAAACAGTCTTATGCGCTGACTAGCTGCCGTTACTTCTGCCGAGCCTGTTACGCTTGCAACTCCACCTCGTATAGCAAAGCCATTAGCATTTACTGTACCAAAGCCTGTAATTGACCCTGTTCCTACTCGTACTCTTGTGCCGTTAGCCGCTACTGTAGCGCTACCAGTAATACTGCCGTTGGCGCTGCGAATAGCAAAACCATCAGCCACTACTGTTGCTGCTCCGTTTATTGCGCCAGAGCTTGTCCGAGTCCTAATGCTATCTGCTGTTACTGTGCCTGTGCCGTTTACTGCGCCTACTGCGTTTCTTATCGCAAAGGCGTTTGCGTTTACATTACCGCTTCCAGCAACAGCGCCATCAGCGTAGCGGATACAGGTATCTGCTGAGTTCCAAATTGGGTCATCAAAGCTAACATTTATCTGCTCCAGCGTTCCAAAGAGATCAATATTATCTATTGTGAACGGGCCACAATAATCGGCTGGCATTGCTCATTACGCCAAGGTAACGGTCAAGCTGCCTGATGCAATCTTAAAAATATCGCCATTGTCGATTGCTTTAGAAGCATCTAAGGCGGTATGGTACAAAAGGTTGCCAGTTGTCTGTGCATCCCAAATACCAATCCAGCCAATTGTTCCCCAGTTTGCCGTAGCTTGTGGGAAAGTAATATCAGCAGTCGTTGTTGATACACCATTGCTAGGTGCGCCAAAAGTAGCTGACTGGCGAATGTACGAGCCACCGCTAACTTCTGTGCCTGATCCAGCATCAGTAGGATCAGCAGTATGCAAGCTGATATAGACTGCCGCAGGCGATGTGTACGATGTGTTTCTTAAAGTAGCGTTTATCAGCGCATTTTCAAGGTAGTTGGAAATTTCAGCCATGATAGTCCTATCGTGAGGTAAGTTTCATTTGTAAGGGAATACCCGAATACTCGCCACCTTGGTCTGCATCGGAAATGTTCTTAACTGCTCTGTCGTACAGGGTTGCCCATGTTTGCGACCTAGCATCGTTAATTAAGTAAGGCTCTGCTTCTATCAATGCGCCATAAAGTAAGGCATCAGGATAGTTTGCAAGGAATACATTAGAAGGGTTTGATCCTGACAAAACGGTTGGTCTTGCGTAGTACAAAATCTCTAATGTATAAACTGTGTCAGGGATTGGGGCAAACTGAAACTCTGAGGCTAGTACGGTATAAAACACAGGCAAGCCAGACTCATCTGCCCTAGCATCTCTTGTGAAGGCGCTAGGTGACAGATAGGTTACTGGCATCCGAGGGTTTCCCTGTACGAATAAATCACGAATCTCTAAGAAGTCGGTAGGTAAAGCTACTCTTGCGTCTGCCGCAACGGTAGGCGCTGTAGCCGACTTAAGCATAGAACGAGTGCGTAAATCCCTTGCTAGGCGAATCTCTGCAAAGCGAATGAAGTCAGGAATTACCGCAGTCAAGTCGCTACGGCCTAAATATGCTGCGACTGAGGCTTGCAAATCCGTGTAGTTTGTATAACCCATTATGTTTTCTCTATGTTTTCCCAGCTATAACTATATTGACCTATGTGCTTTATCCCCATGGATAAGTCATGGTCTACCCAAGTATCAATGCCTGCGTCTTTTGCTTTTATACAAAAGTATATGTCCTCGCCTAACAGTTTATTGTTAGGCAACTGCTCAAAGTAAAAATACGGTTCTTCTAGCTTTTTAAATACACTTGCTTTAATCATCATTACACCGCAGCCTATACCATCGGCCTTGCTTATGCCTTTAAACTTGTTAGAGTAGATTGGCATCCAAGTACAGCTACCATCTTTTTCAATGGTTAAGTTTTTAGCCGTAGGCATGACTGGCTCTGACCTAGTGGTAGCGTTTACTCCAATAATGTCTTTATTATGCTTTAGTAAGTGCATAATCGTATCTTTAGGGAATCGCATATCTGCATCTATAAATAAGATGTAGTCGCACTTAGCCGCTAAAGATGTTCTAACCAACTGATTGCGCTGGTCAAATATCAATGTGCCAGCAGCCGTATAAATATCTATATCGTGCTTAGTCGTTTTAACCATATAGCCAACCATTGCGGCTAGGTCAAACGCTGTTGCTACTTCCATCTGCCCTCTAGCAGGGATACATATAGCTATTCTCATACGATGCCCCCACGAGTACGAAATACTCTGTTCTCTGGGTCATTCAGCCACTTCTTTAATCCTTTGGGATCAATGATGTGATAGCCACGCATCAAGCCTTTTGTATTCAGATCGTTAATGATCTCGGTAGGCAATGTAGCAATATGGTTTCTAGGATCTATGGGATTATCGCCCCAGCCTTTGCCTGTACTGTTTTCTGCATACTTGGTCTTTGTATATTCTACAAAGTCAGTCATATCGGTTACGGACTGAATAATCAAGCCGCCTTCACCGTCATCGTGCGCTATGCGAGTAACGCCATTTTCTACATCAATTATCTTTTTCAAATCCTAATCCACCTATCAGGTATTAGGTCGGTAGTATCTAAACCATTGGTAAACCAATTTCTAGGACTAACTACAGTATTACCATTGGCAAGCCAAGCTCCCC